CCTCTTGTGGTGAGGTTGCTCAATCGTATGGTGAATGTCGATTCAACAGCACTTGCAAATAAGTTGTTGCGTGTTCCCGGCGTAGCACGAGTTCTTGCAAAGGCAGATGCGGATAACGTTCTCAAGGTCATTGATGTGATTGACTTCATGCGTACGCTCATGGAGGATGATACCCTTGATGAGAGTCTTGCGTTGTTGATTCGTAAGCATGATGATCCATTCGAGTTCGCTCAGGCAGCACTTCAGGGTATCAAGGATGGTAGTCTCAAGTTGAAGACTCGTGGTGCAGCGAATACTCGTGAGTTGATTGCTGCATGGTATAAGGCAAAGCGTAAGCGAGTTCCCGTTCGTGAAGCGACTGAAGGGCGTCTACGCAAACCTACCGTGTTGGTCTTGACTGGACAAGAGGACTCGAAGGTCACAGGCACAGCAGAGCGTCTTCTGAAGGTATCCACTGAGTTGGGTCTCTCTGCGTTTCCCGTACTCGTCAACAAGGCATACATTGCAGACGAGGATGCAACGGACAACAGCATCACCATTCACAACTACGACGGCGAAGGTAATAAGATCACGGTACAGACAGACAATACCGTGGTCTTTGTTCGTGGTAGTGCCATTCTCAACAATGCAGGACTTGGAATCATGCAGGTGTTGGAACAGGCAGGTGCGTCGATGGTGAATGGTATTCAGACGATGCAACTATGTCAGAACAAGATGGCGTCGGCGTTGACCCTTGATCGTCACGGGGTTTCTACTCCCAAGACGGCATTCGTCTCCAATGAGGATTCTATCGGGATTGCATTGAAGAAGATTGGTGGTCAGTTCCCTGTGGTCGTGAAGACTATCACAGGGTCAGAAGGTATTGGCGTTGCTGTGGTGGACTCTGAGCAGTCTCTGAAGTCCGTTCTACAGTCTCTCTGGAAGTACGATGCTGAAGTCATCCTACAGGAGTTCATGAAGATCAAGTACGATGTTCGTACCATTGTCGCTGATGGTAAGATCGTCGCCTGCATGAAGCGTCTCAAGGGCAAGAAGGACTTCCGTACCAACAAGGCACTCGGTAACGACACCGAACCATACGACTTGTCTGAAGAGGAAAAGGATTTGGCTCGTCGTGTTGCAGCGTTGTCTGGCGGGCGTGTCGTGGGTGTGGATCATATCACCGTGGGTGGTAAGCACTATGTCCTTGAGGTGAATGGATCACCAGGCAGTGGCGCAGACAAGTATCGTGCGTACTTCGGTGAGAAGAAGACAGTCAACGGTGATCGGATGATGTCTCATGTCGTATCACTCATGACACAGCAGGATGCGAACCGATCCAGCGAGCAGACCGTGGGGTACATTGAAAAGGCATCCATCGGAGGACTTGAGGTCAAGGCCAAACTGGACACCGGCAACGGTAGTTACAATGCAGTACATGCAGAGGACATCGAGGTCAAGGGCGATAAGGTATCGTTCCTACTCATGGGTAAGAAGCGAATGACTCTACCCGTGAAAGAGACCAAGCGTATTCACCTAGGCGGTGGTGAGTTCGAGAATCGTCCAGTAGTTCAACTTGATATGACTCTAGGACGAAAAGAGTACACAGACGTTTACTTTGCCCTTGCAGATCGAAAACTCAATGTGTACCCGATTCTAGTCGGTAAGCCATTTCTCTCTTCTGCTAACTACAGTGTTAGCGTCAACAAGAAGTTTACACTGGGGTAAAGATGAGATCATATGAGAAACTATTCGAGGGATTTGCGAAGGCAGCGTTTGACTATGAGGCGTTGATCCAAAAGGGTCTCTACAAAATGGGCTTTGCAAACACTACCAAGACCGCAGGTTCAACGAACCGAGCGGATGTTGTTTTTACTCACAAGGGTAAGGAACACAATCTAGAGATCGGTAAGGTCGGTAAAGACTTCGCACAGGGTAAAGTCCACTGGAGAGGTAAGAAGTGGTACGCAGACACCAAGAACAGTAAGACGATTACCGCCTACCTTCAGACACTCACATACGACGATGATCTCATGAATCACTGGGGTCCGATCTCACTAGGTAAGAAGACAGAGGCACAGGTGACTTCAGACATGCGTGTGAAGCAGGCACGGACGGGTGGCGATCTCTACCTCACAGACATCGATCCAGACATCATTGCCAAGTATTACGCAGACAAAGGCGTGTATTACATTCAAGTCGATGGACATGGTGCATTCCACCTCGGTAAGAACCCTGCACGCCTGCCTCTACCATACTTTGCATGTGCCCCTGAAATTAGATTCCGAAGTAACAAGGGATACGGTGGTGGTAAATTCGATACCACATGGGCGATCAAGATTCCCAAGTCTTCACTACCATCAAGTCCATACACATTTGACCCAACAGACACCCAGCGTAAGGGTCCGGCTGAGTTCCTGAAGAAGTAAACCACTACATAAAAGAGCATTCCTCTGGAGATAGAATGAGCGAAGAAGATAACATCAACGAAGGTGATTTTGAAGAAGCGATCAAGCGAAAGGTCGTTGTTCGTGGTGGCAAGAAGATCCGCAAGAAGGTAACCACCAAGTTGGGTTATCGTATGGCCGGCGGCAAACAGGTACGCATGTCTGCATCCGAAAAGCGTAAGCGAGCAAAGGGTGCCAAGAAGGCAGCAAGAAAGAGACGCGGTAGAATGGCAGGGATCCTACGAAAGCGTAAGAAGTCAATCCGAAAGCGTAAAGCATTGAACATGGGTGAGTCTTGGGTTCATGCAATCAATGAAGCGGTAAACAGCGTGATGACCGAAGGTGCTTCTCGCTACTATGATCCGACCTACTTCGGCAACCACTCTCAGAGTCTCATTGTGTTCCTTGACATGGAAACATACGAGGAGATGCCCAACGCAACAAAGTTCCTTATGGATCTTCGACGCACAGTCGGTATCCTCAATGACTCCCCATTGTTGGATGATGTGAAGAACGGTATCACAGCGGTTCAATTCGATATCTCAGACATGGATCAAGGTTCAGTCGTTCGAGTAATCGATAAAGTTGCAAAGAAATTTGGAGTATCGCTCAACAACGATGGTGAAGTGTCTGGTACTGCATCGGGTCAACTTATCCGGGGTATCATCTACACTCGTAACTCGATGAGCGAAGAGGCATACGAACTAGAAGACGATGAGGAACTTGTCAATGAGTTCTGGGAATCTGATGACCACTTCGATCCCGATGAGGATGAAGAAGAAGTGTACAGAGACATGGAAGGTGATGTCTCCGACAATTACTACACAGAAGACATCGATCTCGATAAGTTCCCTGATCCACTACCACGGTCCCTCGCACAGATCTTCAAGGGCAAGGGTAAGCGAGATGGAGATGCAAAGGACGATGTGATTCGCACACGCGAGACTCAATGGCCTGCTTCCAAGTTGCTTCCCTCACAGGACGCGATCTACCTTGGTAAGTCACTCGGTATGGCCATCGGCGGTGTCAAGGGTGGTAATCTTGGTTCTATCGTCTCGAATGACAATCGTATTCTAGACGGTCACCACAGATGGGCGGCAACATCTTTCAATGATCCAAAGGCCCGTGTCGGTGGTGTTGAAGTTGACCTTCCAATCAAAGACCTAATCCCCGTTCTTCGTGCAATGGGTGATGCGTACGGTAACGCAAGACGAGGCAACCCAGGCGGTGGTGATCTCAACATTTACCAAGCGAAGTTGAAGGATGCTCTCGACGCGATCTATCACGGTAAGTACATGAACCCCAAGTTCTACGACAAGGATACAGCGGTCGAGTGGTTGGAAAGCATCGGTGGTGAGAAGGTTCTCGGAGAACGCCTCATGGCAATCCAGTCAGCAACCCCACCCGCAGGCGCACCTCCTCGCAATCGTATGCCTGTCATCGATGCTGACAAGGGAGAACACCTTGATGCAGCGAAAGCACTTGCAAAGGGCGAGTTGGATGTGTATCCACCTTACGCGAAGGAATCATTTCATTCACTCGAAAGTAAGATCAAGCAAGTCACACTTGACGAGATGGTTCGGTACGATAATGGCAATCTACAGTTGGATAACCTCGGTGATCCCGACAACCCTAACGTAGTCGTTAGTGGGTATGGTTCCATGTCTGTCAACTTCCTCCGCAAAGAGATTTCAAAGCGTCTTCAAGAACTATCGAAGATGACAGATAGAAACACAGATAAACTTTACTATGAGATTCTAAATGACAGGGGTATTCTACGCCTCTTTGTCTCTGCACTAGAAGATGTCGAAAAGCAACTCGCTTCAGCATCAGTCAAGAGAAGAATTACCATGCTCAAGAAAGGAAGCAAGTAATGGACGAGGCACGATACGACCGTGGAGGAACACCTCCTAAGAAAGAGTACATGATGAAGAAGCGTAAGGACGGTACATACTCCATCCTTCGCCAGACTGACCGTGGGCCTATCGGTATGTTCCATGATCTCGACAAGAAGGCAGCAGAGAGAATCATGAAGAAACTAGATGGTGCCTCCGACGCGAGAGATCGTCGTGAGCGTGGCATTCCCGATGTCAAAGGCAAGTATGCTGGTCAACGCTTGTTCGCTTCCTTTCAAGAGCATGTTGACTTTATGGAAGAGACAGAAGAGCATATCGAAGAGCATCTTGAAGAGATGTCTGCGAAAGCACACTACAACAAGATGAAGGCACAAGGCAAGTTGGGTGGCATGGTTGTCACGCCTATTGATAGAGATCGTTTCCCGAACCGTGAGAAGGAAGGTCTTGAGGGACCATACCGTAGCAAGAAGTCTGGTCAGGTCTACTACTACGACAAGAAAGCAGGCAAGTATTACGACCCACTGTCGGACATGTATCTCCAAGTAAAAGATGTCATGGAAGAAACTCAGGTCGATGAGATCGTCCGTGCAAAGGATGTCTACCCCGAGATCGACAAGATCAAGAAGGTCTTGAAGAAGAAGGGTATTGGATTCCACACCGAAAAGGGTAAGATCATGGTAAATCCCATGAATGTTGTCGAAGCAAGAGCGGCACTCAACAAGGCGTTCGGTGGTCAGTTCGAGAAGAAGACTGGCATGGAAGTCAAGGCACAGAAGAAGGTCTCCCTATCGGCACACCGTCAGACCGAAGAGACTGAACTTGATGAATCCGTAACTCCAAACTACGACTCTAGATTGCTGAAACAGGCATTGGTGCTTGGGAAAAACGCATTCAAGGCGGGCAAGAAGCGAGTACCTATCAAAGATCCAAATCTTGTGTCATTGAAAGGTTTCGCCAAAGGTCAAGATAAGAATGAAGTAATGAAGCAATGGCTAAAAGGTTGGGATGAAATGAATCTCAAGGATGATGTGCAGATTGATGAAGCCATTGAACTTGATGAAGCAGTCGATCAGAAGCAACTTCTTGCGATGTACAAGAAACTCAAGAAGGGCGACAAGATCGATGTCACCTTCGATTCCTCGGTTCGCAAGGGTAAAGATCCCATGACTCTCATTGTGACCAGTCCACACCGTGTGGTGGGTAAGTCCAAGGTTGGTCGTATCATCTTCAAGAGTGTTGATAACATGGGCGGTGTAAAGTACTTCTGGTACAACCGTGATGATAAGATCAGCATGGCCCAAGGCGACATGGCCGTATCACCAAGAGAAGTCAAGATGTCAACCGATGAGGGTTTCTCAAGTGACGCTCAACGGCGTGCTGCTTTCGCCAGCGGATATAAGGCGAAAGATAAGAAGGACAAGAAGGAAGACACCGAACTCGAAGAAGGCAAGTTCGATGATGAGATGTTTCAGAAACGCTCAAAGGCATCGTCCGATTATGATAAGATGCTGAAGAACTATGCTAAGAGCGAAGATAAGAAGGTCTTCGACATTCTCAAAAAGAACGGGTATCGTATGGGTGGCGAGCAGGATGGCACTCTTGTTCGCAACATGCTCAGGAAGTTCAAGGGCGATGTCAAGAAAGCAGCAGCATTCATCATGAAGTCCTATCCCGGTATGAAGAAAGAAGATGTGCAGATTGTCGAGGCATATGAAGTTACTTTTCAATTCAAAGGGTCAAAAACAAAATTTATGAGCCGAGTGAAAGAATTTCAAAATAGTGGTTCGATGACAGGGTTTAGTGAACTTGATAAAAGAATTGAGGGGCGACCCAATATGGTGAAAATGACTTTCAAGAGCAAGAGTGATTTCAATAAATTCTTTAGTCAAGGGGTTTCTGGTGGAGTCGTAAAGGTTCAAGAAGATGTGCAAGAGGGCAAGAAGATGAAGGTCAAACTCGACCCCAATAAGTCGATGGATAAGGTTGTCGATACTCTCGAAGACAAGATGACTGACGCTGAGATGGATAAGCGAGAGAAGATTGTCAAGTCCATGAAGAAGAAGAAGGATGACTTCAAGGCACGTTACGGTGATCAGGCAGACGAAGTGATGTATGCGACTGCTACCAAGATGGCCATGAAGGAAAGTCATGAGATCGATGATGTGTCTTCAATCAACGAGTCGTTCGACAATGAGTTCCCTGTTAGTGAGGTAGAAATCCTCGCAGCAAACATGACTCCTGTCCTTCGTGATCGTTGGGTAATCAAGGAAGCACCATTCGATGACATCAAGAAGATTGTCGCTGATAAGAGTATGATGACTGTCAAGTTCCCTGATGGGAAGCAGAAGGTTGATATGATGACTGCGAACGTACTTATGACTGTCTATGATGCACTCAATGATAAGAACAAGAAGAAGTTCGTCGAGAAGATCAATGCAAAGATGGGCAACTTTATCAAGTTGGTTCAATTCGCATACTCGGCGGTCAAAGCCAAGTGAGGTAAACTATGCTTGAGGGACTACTAACAACAGAGTTTCTATCTCTGGTTGGCGGCAGCGTCACGGGATTTCTTTTCAAGGCAATGGCCGAGAAGAGAGCGAACGAACAAGAACGCTTCAACCGAATGATCGAAGCATCTACCAAAAGAAACGAACACGCTAACGAGGCAGTGAAGCGTGTTGGAGTGGAGGCAGGCAAGTGGGTACGAAGAGTCATCGTTCTTGCAATCCTATTTGGCACTATCCTCGCTCCCTTTCTTCTACCATTCTTCGGGATTCCCGTGGTAGTAGAACTGACTGAAAGAAAGTACGCACCACTTGATCTATTCGGTCTTTTCGGAACAACCGAGACAGTCTCCTTTGAAGTGATCAGAGGATATTTGTTCACACAAGAGAATAGACAGATTCTCGTGACCATTGTCGGTTTTTACTTTGGTGCTGCTGTAGGGAAAACACGATGAAAAGAATCGCGATAAGTATGATGTGTTGTCTGATTGTCCTTGGATGTCAAGATGGCGTCAAGATTGTAGAATCAGTCCCAACGAAATCTATTCCGCCACTTGATGATGGTACTGTGATGGCACAGATTCCCGTTGAGACAACCACGGGGTGGTTGCCTATCGGGGCATACCTTCTTCTTCTTGGTATTGTTGGTTGGTTGACTTGGAGGGAATTCCGTGGAAGTACTGCAAAGTCTAATAGATCCTGAAGCGATTATCACTGCTCTACTATTTGGACTCGTTGGGTTCGTGTGGAATATTTCACACAAGGTCACACAACTATCAACGAAGATCGATGACCTACGCAAAGACGTTGATCGTCAACGCGAAGATATCCACAAGTTAGAAGAGCAAGTTGACCGACTCACTGAGAAGCATTGGTCTACCAACGGCGATCTCTAAGGGCCCCACGTTCTCTTCTGCATGTTCTTCCATAGACACTTGCAGATATAGTACGCATCTACAACATCAGAAACAGGAGAGTCTACAACACTCTTCTTCGGAGAGATCGCCCCTTGTAGGTTGATCCCCGTCTCTGCATACCAAGCGGCGTGCATCGCATCTTTCTTGGCATTGCCCTTACCCGTTGCAACTTTCTTCACTGCTTGCGGGGGGATGATTTCAATCGGTATGGTAGCATCATAGAGTTTGTACTTTAGGATACCTGTGTTCTCTGCGATATTGAAAACACGGCCGGTTGCACCGTAGGCATATCCCTCAATAGCAACTTCCTCACACCCTCTGAGTTTGTCCATTGCCCAGTCTGAGATAGTATCGTATCGAGACTCATCACATGAGTACTCCATGAAGTTCTCACCAAAGATCCGACTCTCGTACACCTTTGCTTTGGACTTGACATCTGTTAGAAAGTAAAACTGACAGTCTTTGTAACTGAACTGCCTAGAATCATCTCCAGTCCATATGCAAATGGCTGGTCCTCTAAGACTGTAGTCCACTCCCGCTATCACCACTTGCTTCATCTCGTTCATCCTTACTCTCCTTGTATGGGAAAAAGTCGTTCAGCAACTCTCGTCTTTTCTGACAAGAGGAGCATGGGTGGACCTTCCCGAAGGTAGCACGATGGATGATACTTGCGAGTGTATCTCCGAGTCCTATGTGACGTAGTGTCTTTCTGAAACTCTTTTCGTCCATGTGTACCCTCTTTATTTAGGAGGTTAGATCAACAACTTCACATGACTCACCAGAGCAAGCATATGTCTGAGTTCCAGACGTATTATCCTGCTCTTCGTATGACTTGAGTTTTGTCCAGTCAATATCAGTGGGCATCTTAGAACGAAGTTCGTGATAGTCGGACTCCACACAGTCTTGATATGGTGCCTGCTTGTATGTGTGATCCGAGAACGGAAGGAATGAGATACCAGAACATTCATTTAGGTGATTCCATACCCACGCACCAACTTCCATCCACTCGGGTTCCTTGACCGTGATGGTAACAGAAGGCTTATGCTCACACCAGTGTCGTTGATACTGCAACCACATCTCCAACTGCTCAATGGCAGTCATGTCGGTTCGTGTCACACAACCCTTTGGTGATGCAATAGGGAACGAGAACACGGTGACATGATCTGGTTTCATTGCACATGGTTCGTACGGGAATCCCTCATCCTTCATGAACTGACACAGAGGATCCTTGTTGTCTGCACGAACAGTACGAACATAGAAGTCATTGTGTCTTGCGTGGATACCAGAAGCAGCGTCTACCAACTGAGAAACCGTTCCTGATGGTTTCACACAAGTTGTAGCAGCAGACTGCTCGACACCGATCTTGTTTGCATGTTCTCGGTTTGTCTCGATGCAGATAGTACGCAACTTAGTCAAGTGTTCTGCGTTGGCGAGTCTAGTGGTTTCGCAATCCATGATCCCTGTGAGAGAAACACCAAGAAGTCTTTCTTCTTCGCAGTTCTTCTTCCACGACGAAGAGAGATAACGGAAGTCGGTAAGTGTTGACTGCCATGTGCCCAAAATCGTTGCAAGGCGAACCTTTCTCTTCAAGTCATTCACAGTATCACCATCACGACACACAACCTCTGTTAGATTACAGAACTCACAGTCGCGGAGAATAATCTCGGAGCAGGGGTTGGTTCCAAAGCGATGTTCGGAATCACGATGAACGTGTCCATCTCCTCGGATCTCAGCGAGTCTCTTACACTGATTCTTACTTGCTGTTCGATTGAAGATACCACGCTCACCACTCTTCGACTCATAGAGTGCCATCCACTCACGCATGAACGTACCAATCTCAGTGGGACCACCATTGTACACGGCAGAGTTGTTTGCCAATGCACGTTGCGGTTCTGACATCCACCACTGACCGGACTTTGCATCACGCATACGGTCATCCATGAGAGATGACAATGAGATAAGAGCAGAACGGCGAACACCACCGACCACGACGATCTCAGCGATCTTACAAACGATATCATGACACTCGATGGTGGTGAGTCTACGACCGGCAGCCTTCTTGAAGGTATTCACCGTGAAGTCAAATAGGTCTACAAGTGGTTCGGGACCAGAAGCACGACCACCAAAGGTCTTGAGTCTTTCACCTGCTGCACGAACCTTACTCACATCCCAGTTTGGAACCTGACCGTTCATGAGGAGAGCGATGAGTTCCTTGTATGCCTTTGACCATCCAATCTTAGAATCTGCAACAACGATAGTAGTATCGCTATCGTGGAAGTCCTCAGCCAAAACAGGAAGTTGATCTACTTCAGCACGTTCTACAGAAAAACCAACACCAGTACCACACATAAGAACATAAAGAATCTCATCAAACGCCCGCATACGATTTACCGCAACGTATGAGCAGTTGTAACCAGCAACATGATCTCTCGTGAGTGCTTCACCAGCGGTCATTAGTGCCCGCATAGAAGGCATGATCTCAAGATTGATCACTGCATCTTCAAGTTCTTTTCGGTCCTTCTTAGATACCTTATGGTTATGCTTGTCCTCTAGGTGTTGTTCAAAGAAGTCAAAGTACCGCTTCACAGTTTCATCCCATTGCTCACGACGACCCTCCTCTGGCAACCAACGAGAGTAACGACTGAGATGAATAAAATCTTGATATAATGACGGTAGGTTCTTCATGTAACAACTTTCCTTTTTGAGTGCATGGTATTTAGTCTGATGATTATAGGGTATTTGATTAGATTGTCAAGCCAAAACCAACTGATGGAGGCCGACTATCTTTGAATGATACGATGTCTTGAATGCCACCAGTGGTAACCCCACCAGTCGCAGCGTGTCCGCCTTCAGAGGTGACAAGTCCATTCACTACGAATTGAATAGTATCGCCTGATGCGTTTTGTCCACCGACACCGGGATACAGATAGTTTTCTGGTCCGTTTCGATGTTCGTCCCACAGTGGTCCGGGTTCCGGTATGGTGTTGTATGCAGACTTCGGAAGCACGGGGGCCCACGCAGGTTCGCCTATCATCGCGTCGATGTCCACCGTTCGATAAGATGAAGCATCGATCCTTCCTGACTGCATGTTTAGGAAAACACTATCACCTTGGACCTCCCACCAAGTAACTCGATCTCGGAACGCTAGACTTGCGCCTGGGACTCGGGAGAAAATCGGATTGGCAGTGGAACCGCCTGAGAATCCTGTTTTATTCCAGTCGAAGATTTGTGCGTATCCCGAACCTTCAATGTAACCTGCTTGTCCGGGGGCAGTGACACCATCCACATGTGTGAATTGTTTGTTGAACACACAGTGTGTGTGATCCCAGTAGTTGTACTCATAATCGGGATCGTAGTGACTGAACCAGTTGAAGCAGTATTGATCACTTGCGTCCAAAGTGATCTCGGTTCCCTCTTCAGGCACTCCGAAGAAACGATAAGTACCCCTACCAGATCCATAGACTGCACCACTAAATCCTCCGGGTGGATTGCCCATACCGTTGACGAGACTCAGAGTTCGTAAGTCAGTTGGGTGGATTTGGAATTCCGTTTCCTCCTCTCCCTGTACAATGGTAATGCCATGGACTTGTGTCATTGGACCTGCCAGACCGACAATGAACCCATCGAAACTGCTCG